AATTCCTTGCTTATATTTATTGCCAGTTGGGTTATAATAGTTCTTTACAATTTCATTCTGTGCCTTGGTTAATAATACTGACTTTTCATATTCATCAAGTCCAGGTGCATCATTATCCATTATGTTATTGTAGAGAACATCAAACTGTAATGAAAACTCATTTACATTCATAATTACTCATTTTTCTTTTTATTTGCTTCCTTCAATTGTGCTTCAATAAAAAATTTGATTTCTTGATGTATTGGATTATTAAGGAACTTAGCTGCACAAGTTAATGTAGGATCTTCTCCAGCCTCACATAATGGTGAATTATCTTTTCTAAGATACATGAAGTTACCTCTGTTACTGATTATACTTGATGCAATTGCATTCTTAATAAGTATCTTTGTTTCAAGAAGTGGATCTTTGACTGTCTCAAGGAACATTTTGCTCTTTGATTGAATCAAGCTATTTGTTTCAGTTCTAAGCCACTCAACTTTTGTTTTAGGTGCAATAGGCTTGTTCTCCATAATTTCAATTACAGTTCTCATTGCATCAACATTGTCATCAATCTTACCAAACTCCTTGTAGCACTGCATCAATATTGACATATTTTCAGTAGCTACTTTCTCTTCATCATTCTCTCTAAGAATATAGAACTGATATGTTGCTTTTGGTCTATCTTGAACATCCTGAATAGATGGAGCAATAATATCTTTATTAGCAAGAAGTATCTTATATCTTATATAGTCTGATGGATCTGAAAGATTAAATACATTGTCTTGTTTAGTAAGTCTTACTGTTGAAATGCCAGATTCATTTGCATCATCCCAAAAGTTATTCTCCTTTTTATAAATTGATAGTGCATTATATTCAAGTCCCATTACATCTTCAAGATATGCTTTCTCATTATCATCAAGAACTTTATAATACATTCCACTAGAATATCTTGGAACTGTAAGAGTTTTAGTTGCATTTTCTGCCATACCACCATACAATATATGATTTGGATTTGTAACCATACCACTCATCTTTGGTATATGTCTTACAATAACTCTTTCATTTCTAAGACAACTTGTAATAGGAGTTGTTGATTTGATTTTAATTGAAGAGTTCTGCCTTTCTACTCCACTTGGTTTTGGAGTTTCAGTAGTATTGCTCTCTACTTTAACAAGATCCACATTGATATCATTATCATCAATATCAATATCTTCATCTTTACTTATCTTCTTTACCATACTAATAATAATTTAAACATTTATTTATTTTCCAAAATTACTTCAAATATGATTAAAAAAAAAGGAAGAAGTTAATCTCCCTTTTTTTATTATAATAATACTATCAATTATTATCCTTGAAGTATTGATGGTATCAAGCTAAGTGTTCTAGTTGGATCCAATACACATACACCAAACTGAGCCATTCTATGGATTACTGCAGAATCCTCATCAAATGACATATTAGGATTACCAATCTGTCCAGTGAATGGATTTCTAAGACCCCACTGATAACCTCTATACTCTGGCTGTCCTTTAATAGCACACTTGAATATATTAGGCTGATCCATTGTACCAATGTAAAGTATATCATATCTTCTTGAATATGCTACACCACCATCTGGATGCATAATCTTATTTCTAACTGGATCATCATAGTATGGATCTACATCAATCTTAACTCTAACACCATTTGGTGCTTTAAACTCAGTGAACTGGAAACCAGCACTCAATGCAGTAGAATGAAGATTTGACTGAGTCTTCTCAATTACATGAGTAGAGTTGTTATCCAACATAAACTGAGTCCATCCAGATACTACATTAAGAACTGCCTTATGGAACTGAATTGCACCATACTCACCAGTCTTAATTACAAACAAACGATCACCAAAATCAAGTTTTGATGCTGACAACTGATACAATGCATCTTCCAACATCTTCAATGAGAAATTATTGTAGTATGTAGTATTAGCTACTTCCATCTGCTCCAAAAGACCAGCACCAGTTTTAATTGGGTTACCAGAAACACCAATATTGGTATACTCACCATTCTTATTACGGTTAGATCTACCAAACATCATAGCGTTGTTCTTATATTCAGAGAACTGCTGCTCAACTTCCCAATCAACAACATGCATCCACATTGTCTCAGTGGTATGAGTATATCCACTTCCAGTCTCCTTTACCAATGGAATACCAACTGCAAGTTTCTGATTCAACATAGAACCTGAAACCTTATGCTGTATTCTTATAGTAGACCATTCATTTCTCATTGAAACTGGAGAAGAGAATCTAACATCACCAACTTTTCTTGACAACTCAGACTCTACAAATGCAGCCTCAATACTGAACTTCTCACCCATAAGCAGTCTTTCTGCTGGCACACCATCAAGGTTACCACCTGCAAGCTCTACTTTATATACAGCGTTAGTTCCTTCCATCTTTGGTTCCTCAAGTATTCTGAACTGATACTGCTCATTCAGATTACCTACTATTGTCTCACCAAATGCAAACCATTTCTCTGGGAATACCAGCCAAAATGGAGCTGTACCAGCACCAACATTAGTAGTTCTAGTAGAATCAACTACAGTACCATCCTCATCTCTTGCTTCAAGCAAAGATATATTACGTCTATTTGAACCTATAACATCCCAATAAAAATCTGAATCATCATCAAACTGCTTAACTGGGAACTGATTTAAAAATGTATCAAGAGTTTTACCTCTATAAAATGCAAGCAAATTAACCATAAGGTTAGTTGCTTTCTGTGGTTTCAATTGAAATATTGAACCAAGGTGGTTCTTCTGTGTTACACCTGGACCCCAATAGTTAAATCCAACCATCTGGAATTTACCAAGACTTCCTGCCATATTCTTTTAATTTAAAATTATCTTATATTGTTTAAAAACATTCATTGTTATACATCTATATCCCAACCTTTAGATGATGACTCTGGATCATCATTTGTGTTGGTAATAAATTTAAGCGCACCACTAGATGTTCTTGATGTGCTATTAAGTGCACTCTCCAATTCTCTCATACCCTTGCTTACTTCTTTCCTAACTTTGGCTTTAGACAAACCACTAAAGTCTGTAAAACCATTAGTAAGAGTATAGCACAGAGATACGTTTTTAAGAAAGCCAATCCTATTTTCTCTTTCATACTTTTGTATTTCAGTATATGTTTCACCATTCTGACCTTTATAAGCTGGTCTGGTTATATTATCATAGATTTTCTGTTTCAGTGTGTCATTAACATTAAAGTCTTTCCATTCATCAGAATCACTCATAACACTCTTTTTAAGTGTATCAAGTTCTTGTCTCTTTTGAGCCATTCTATTTTCATTATCTTTTCTACTCTGCTCAATAAGATCATTGTATTGATTCTGAAAGAACTCAAGGTTATCACTCAATGCATCTTTTGCATCATCAATATCAGTGCCAGCATTAAATGACTTTTCAACCTCCTTCTTAGCTTTCTCATCATTGAAACCTCTATTTATATATTGCTGAAATATAAGTTTCTTTCTTACATTCTCACCATCTTCACCTTCATCTTCAATATCAGCATTCTCAATAGTTTTAAGAATGTTGATTGTATTTTCATATTGCTTTATAACTGGAACTTGAACTCCAGCTGTCAAAGCATCATAAACTCTTTTTGTTACATCATCAATACCATCATTAATCTTCTTGTTGATGATATTGTTTACAAAGTCATTTGAGTCCTTTATATTATCAAGTGTCTCATCATCTATATCAACAACACCATCATCTTTCAGTGCTTTTGCTATTGATTTGTAGAACTTTGATTTATCTGATGCATCGGTATCATCATCATCTGAATCATCAGTGTCATCAGTATCATCGTCATTATCATTGTCTTTCTTAGACTTTGATTCTTTCTTTGTGTGATCAATCTTACCAAGTTTATCAAGTACACTGTTTAAACTTGTTTCATCTTCATCATCACTGTCATCCTGATTATTATTGTCATCATTAGTATTATCATCAGTTTCTTCAGGCTCATCATCATCATTGTCTTCATTATTATCAAATAAGTTATCTGCTTTTACTTCAACTGTTGAATCATCTTTAGTCTGATCAACATTTCCATCAGTAGATTCATCAGGAACATCTTTAAATAGATTGTTCACCTCATCTGCGCTCATTATGTTAAAATCCATTATTGTATATATTTAATTTTTAAACACCACAAAAGTATTAATAAATATTAAGTTGAGTTTTATTTGATTTATTTCTATTTAAAAAAACAAACAAATCAAATAATTATATACAAATAAAAATGGGAGTAATAATGAATATTACTCCCATTTTAACAAAGTATATAAATTATACTATTTCTATTGTAATTGGCTCTTTTCTACTAACAGCTTCTCTCATTATTGATACAAGTCTGATCTCTTTAGTTGCAGAGTTTATTACTTGACCTTTAACTTTATTTTCACCAACTAGAATACACCCCAAGGTATCAGCAGGCACATTACCACGATGAATTCTAACACCATCAAAATTAGGAACTCCA